CTGATCCTATGATTCATTTGTTTAAGGCTGCTGGATATAAAATAGAAGATGATGTTGTATCTGCAAATACAAAGGTTGTATATTTTCCAATTGCTTCAGAACATGAAAGAGCAGAAAAAGATGTTAGCCTTTTTGAAAAAATTGCACTTGCTGCAACTGCTCAAAAATATTGGTCTGACAATGGAGTGTCTGTAACACTTTCATTTGATAAAGAAACAGAGTCTAAACACGTTGCTCCAGCACTACATATGTACGAAGGACAATTAAAAGCGGTATCATTCCTGCCTATGGGAAACACAGTATATCCACAACAACCTTATACAGAAATTACAGAAGAAGAGTATAATAGTTATGTAGGACAGATTGCTAAAATCAACTGGGACGCTATCTACGATGGGGTAGAGAATCTAGAAGCACAGGGTGAAGCATACTGTACTACAGATGTTTGTGAAATAAAGATAGGTTAAACATGGAAGATTTTAAGTCTCAAATCAAGTATGTGAAGGGTTTTATGAACCCTCAAGAAGCAGGTTTGGTAACGGAATATGCAAAAAAACACGAGGATTTGTTTTCTAATTATGGTAATGGAGAGCAAGAGTTTACAGTTCATACGTATCATGAAATAGAAGGGCTAGATCTTCAAATTCTTAGCAAAATTCAAAATGTTGCACATAATGTTTACAACTTTGTATTAAATAATTATGATTTTAAGTTTGAAAATTTTATTGACGAAAAAACACACATTGCAAAATTTGTTGAAGGCAAGGGCATGCACGAACACTTTGATGCTTCAAGACCCAACGATATAGCAACTTTAGTTTATCTAAACAGTGACTATGATGGAGGAGACATATACTTTCCAAAATATGAAATGTCTTTTAAACCAGAACCAGGAGATTTATTATGCTTTCCAGACAATCCAAGTTTTGTTCATGGTGTCAAGCCAATAATTAAGGGAACAAGGTTTACATTACCTCGTTGGTTTACACGTATTGTGTGATAAAATAGACTAGGAGAACCTATGTCTAACCCATCAAATCTTTATGCAGAAAAAATTTTTTCAGAGCATCCAGTAGCATTGTGGGCATTAGACGATAAATCAGACTATGTAATGCTGTTAGATAATACAGATAAAGATATTAGTCTTTGGGATATAACTAATGGCACTATTTCAGAAGAAACTAGTTTGCCATCTCAGCCATTTACTTCTGAATCACTCTATAAAATGGTTGGTGTACCATCAACAACATTAGATAAAGTTGCTACGTTAACTAGCAACAATGTTATAAATTTTTTAGATTTTAATTCAGACTTAGACACTTTTGTTTTATCTTGTTATTTTTATTCAAACAGTTTACACTTAAAATCTGTGGCAATAGGATTTAAATATACAGATGTAAACACTAGCGAGTCTGTAGAAGTTTTAAAAAACGTACCAATATCAGTAAGTGGAAAATGGTTTTTACTATCAGAAACATTTAACAAAATCAATCAAAATACAACAATGCAGATAGTTATTAAAATAGGATATTCAGCAAGTTTAAACAGTAGCGAAGAATACGAGTTTTTACTTAATGGATTATCCTTGGGTCAATGGTCTGAAGAGTTTAATAATTACTCTATGGGTTCAAATGTAATATCTATACCATCTGATATATCAATAGAGTCATCACAAGGCATTGTGGCAAAATCATATGGATCTGATACAAATTATGGATATTATTTAGTAAACAATAACAAGATTTATGCACAAAATTTTGGAGTGCCTATGGTTTATGGTGCTTCAAATGTTACTAAAATATATCCTAATATAAATGAAGACGAAACAGCAAAGCCATCTATAATTTTTCCAGGTTTTGGATTCTTAAACGAATCTGGTAGATATAGTACATATACCGTAGAAATGTGGTTAAGGTTTGGAGTTGACACCTTAGAGAGTAAAAGGATATTTGGACCAATTAACTCTAATGATGGTTTGTACGTTGATGATTGCTTTTTAACATTAGTTATTGGAAATCAATTTAAATCAACATATGTTGGTGAATGGGCAAGACCAATGTTAGTTCAAATAGTTTATTCTGAAAGTAAAGTGTTTTTATTTTTAAATGGCGAAAAGGTTATTGATATTGACATAGATAATTTAACAATAGAGTTGTCATCTAAATTAGATGAGTCTGATAAAGATCAAGATTGGCTAGGATTTTATTGTTATGCGAATATATATCCATTTGAATTAGATTGTTTTGCAATCTATCCATACGTTGTTCCAGAAATAATTGCAAAAAAAAGATGGGTATATGGACAAGCAGTTAAATCTCTTGAGTCAGTGGATTCTGCATATAGTGGCAAGTCAGCATTTATAGATTATTCATTTTCTAATTATGGAACAAACTACGACTATCCCAATATTGGAAAATGGCAACAGGGAAAGATGGATAACCTAAATGTAACAAATAGTTATTTAAGTAATCCAGATTACAGTTTGCCCAATATAGGTGTTGAAAACATTGATGATTGGTATGACGAATTGTATGCTCTACAAAATGAAGACTTTCCATTTGTAACTTTTGCAGATCAAAACGGTTCTTTTGTATTTGAAAATCTTAATATTTTAAACGATGACATTAAATCTTTTCATGGAATATTTAAAACAGACTCTTTATTAAACTCAACACTTGTTATGATTAAGAATAAAAATAACTCAGATTTCTTTAAAATATATACAACAGATAGTGGAGATATATTTTATAAAATTAATGTGTCTGGAACAGAAACAACTTTGCATCAAAGCGAATATATAGTAGATCAGTACTTAGAAATTGGTGTTGATTTAGAAAAGATGACATCGTACTTTGGAAAAGATGTTTCCACCTTCTTTGGCAACAAAAATGTTTTAAAGTTAATACTGTTAAATAATGAAAATAATGATTCTTGCTTTAATAAAAAAATGTATAGATTTGGATTTTCAACAAAAAATAATCATAAAATATTTGCTATGCACTTTGAAAATAATGGAATACTTGAAGATAACGCTAATATTCATAGTCATATGTTATATGATTTAGCAAGTTATACTTTAAGTCCAACAGTTAGGTACAATAAGTATTATTTAGACGTGGGTATTTCTGGATACTGGGAAGACTATGTTCCACTAAAATATTTTGCAAAATACACAACAAACTCGTCTGGTAAAAAAGAGTATGGTTTAGATTATATTCAATATAACATCAATTTTCCTTCACCTTCTATTTTTAAAGCAGTAGAAGACGCTGGTGGATGGAAATACGGTCAGTTAGATGAAAAATTTGCACTTCCTATACAGCAAACATACGAAGTTTTAGATAACTCTCTTTTTACAGGGTATAATAATTATGATGATTTACAATATAACAGATCAGATCTAAGTTATGAGTATGACTCTACAAATTCATTAGTAAAATCACATGTATCTTTTCAGTTTATAAATACAGGAATAAATAAAAAGTTTGAATCCTTTACAAAAATTGCACCAGCATTAAAAAGCGGAATCTTAAATCTTGATAACTATCCAGATTGGCAAAACACTATATTCTTAGTAGAAAACGACACCATTATTTACCCACCATCATCTGTAGATTTTGAAGATTTGGCTATATCCGTACATTTAAATTTTAATGTAAAGTCAACTGTCAATAGAAAAATAAAAATTAAAAATCTAGAATTATCATCTAGATCTTTAAATCAAAACTCTTCTACACCCATTAATACAAAGTCTGGTAGCAAATTATATCCATATATTAAAAATGGAATATATGATGATTATGCTGGTAAAAATCCAATTAGCATTTATAAAAAATCTAATCCATACCTACATCTAACAAGGTATTCTGGAATAAAATTAAAGGGAGACTTTAACTCTTATCAAAATAGAGGTATCAGTATGCCAATAAATGAAAACAAAGACGCTAAATTTTCTGTATCTACTATTCAGATTGCAATTAAAAATGATAATAATGATTTTACTTACACTCCAACTCAAATATTTCAAGTAAATACAGTTAATTCGTCTATTATTTTTTACATGGTTGCAAATGGCAACTCTGGACAAAGAGCAAAAATATACGCAATAGATTCAAAAACTGGTCAACTACAAAACGGCATATCTTATTATTTAAATGGTGTTTTGGTAGCAAATCCTGTAATTGATAACAAAAACTGGTATTTTTTAAGCATATCTTTTGCTAACGCCTTAACGTTTAATTCTTTTATTGGATCCATAAATTTAAATGGTCCATTAATTTATAACCATATATCATATTATAGGTTAACTGGTTTACAACAAAAACAATCTTCTATCACTAGAGTTTGGGATGAGGTAAAACAGCAATACGTCCTTGGAGCAGAAGATCCATTTGACTTTGACTGGGATTTTTGGAATCAAGGATATTTGTGGTTTGGTGTATTGATTAAGACATCTTCTTCAGATTTTGGAGATACTTCTTCAAATATTTACAGAACATACATGGGAACTAACAAAATTATTGTTGGAAATGATGGAGAAAGACAGTTGTTGACACAAAGTTACGATAATCCTATTCATATTGGTTCCTCGTGGCAACAATATATCCTCAATCCAACATAATATGGTATACTAATGGTTATGAATAATCAAAATCCAAACAAAAAAAGAAAACCTCGTATGAAAGGCCAAATTGGCGACTCTAAAATAACCTTTATTGAAAAAAACTATGATTGGGGCGTTTATGTTTGGAAAAGAGCCAATGGTAAGTGGTTCACTGATGGAGAGGGTAATATTTTAAATATACCAGCCGTAAAACACGATATTGCCGCTTTAGCCGAAATAAAAAAGACAGCAGCATATTATGGAGAACCAGATGGAGAGGCTGTATTTTTTCCAGGTATGGGAAGAGTATCAGACGAAGAGTATTCTGAACAAGTAGATAGAATGAAAGCAGGACTAATCCCTAACCTTAACGATCTTGGTGCAGTAGCAGCAGCCAAAGCAACAATTGCAAAATATGGCGATGAAGAATAATGAGTGAAGAATTTAACTATGTTATTGGTGCTAGGATAGACGAAAACGAACAAGCAGTTAATGCATTTGCTAGTTCAGACCCATTTAGCAAAAACTGGGAAGAGTTAAAAAACTATTCTGGTTTGGATAATAACTTTAAACGTCGTGCAGCAAGAATGTCCAAGGCTCTAGTAGATACAACCCAACAATCTTATATTGACAGATCAATTGCAGTTCCACAAGGTATTGATGGTGCTCGCTCTAATCAGATAAATCCTGGTAACGTATTTAGAAATGGTTATGGACTATTTGACGTAATCACACCACCATGGAATGTTTATGAACTTGCCAACTACTATGACACATCCTTTGCAAACCATGCAGCCATTGATGCTAAGGTTGAAAATATTGTAGGTTTGGGATATGATTTTGATATATCAAAAAGAACAATGCTCAAATTAGAGAATTCCTCAAATGACGAATCAGTAAGTCGTGCAAGAAACAGAATTGAAAGAGCAAAAGTAGAGTTACGTGATTGGCTAGAAAGTTTAAACGCAGATGACTCTTTTACCACAACAATGGAAAAGATATACACAGATGTTCAAGCAATTGGTAATGGATACATGGAAATTGGTAGAACCACTCGTGGTGAAATTGGATACGTTGGTCATATTCCAGCAACCACAATGCGTTGTCGCAGACTAAGAGATGGATACGTACAGGTTATTGCAAACAAGGTAGTTTACTTTAGAAACTTTGGTGCTACAAATTCAAACCCAGTAACTGAAGATCGTAGACCAAACGAAATTATTCATTTTAAACAATACTCACCATTAAACACATTCTATGGTGTTCCAGACATTATTTCAGCAATATCATCTCTACACGGTGATCAACTGGCTTCACAATATAACATTGACTACTTTGGTAACAAGGCAGTTCCAAGATACGTAGTAACTATGAAAGGTGCCAAACTATCTGCAGATGCAGAAGATAAGATGTTTAGATTTTTACAAACTGGATTAAAGGGTCAAAACCATAGAACTTTGTACATACCTCTTCCTGGAGATACAGAAAATAACAAGGTAGAGTTTAAGATGGAACCTATTGAATCTGGAGTACAAGAGGGATCATTTAAAGAATATAGAAAACAAAACCGTGATGATATCTTGGTAGCACATCAAGTACCGCTTTCAAAACTAGGTGGATCTGACTCAGGGGCTATTGCTGCAGCATTGGCTCAAGATAGAACATTTAAAGAGCAGGTAGCCAGACCAGCACAGGCTCAACTAGAAAAACAAATTAATAAGATCATACGCGAGAAACAAGACGTACTAGAGTTTAAGTTTAATGAACTTACTTTGACAGATGAAATAGCACAATCACAAATTCTTGAAAGATATGTAAAAACACAGATTATGATGCCTAATGAGGCAAGAGTGGCACTGGGTCTTCCACAAAGAGACGGTGGAGATGAACCATTTGTAGCCAAACCAGAGACTATGAATAATGATGCCAATCGTGCAAGAGATGGCGAAAGACTTAACAATCAGTCAGATGGATCTGCAACTGTAAGTGGTAGAAATCCAAAGGGCGAGGGTAGATCTTCAACCTAGTTACACTGTTTATAACATGTTTATAACTTGTGTATAAAAGGGCTCTATAATGTATAGTACGATGTCTATATTAAAAGCCCAATGGAATACAGAAGGCGAGAATGTCCGCCTTTCTATGCCTTTTAGTAAGGTTGATAAACAACGCCGCATTGTTTCAGGCTTTGCCTCATTAGATAACTTAGATCGTCAAATGGACATTGTAACTACAGAAGCCAGCATGAAGGCATTTGAAAACTTTCGAGGTAACATAAGAGAAATGCACCAACCATTAGCAGTAGGCAAAATGGTTTCATTTAAGCAAGACAAATATTTTGATTCAGAGTCAAAGAAGTTTTATAACGGTGTTTTCGTTTCCGCTTATGTCTCTAAAGGTGCTCAAAGCACATGG